CTCAGGTGCTGGAGTCAACGCCTGCGGGCCTTCAGGAGCGTCGAAGTAGACCCCCGACACGTTGATTCGATTATACAAATCTCGAACTCGTTTACCAATCACATAATTCGCACCAGGGCCAACGCCTGCAGCTGAAAAGATATTGAAAATCACAAGGCCGACAATCCGATTGTCTGAGTCTGAAGTGCCGCCCTGGGTCAGAAACTCATTCGCCCCAAACTGCGTTTGGCACTGCACCCAGCTGCTGTTGGGCGTCGGCGTGTAGGGCATGTTGTGGAACACCACCGGGATGACCGGGCTACCGGCCAGCTCTGTGGCCAGCCTGGCTTCAATCGTTGCCCTGATGGTGTTTAGGTCAGCAGCAGCCATCAGCTTTTTCTCACGATCTTTTGATACTCGCGCTGAGCCCAGGATTCAAGCTCTTTGCCGATGATGTCCGGATAGCCCTTGATGGTGCCTTGACGGGTACGGAACTTGCCACCCCATGAAGGCGGTAGCGCCGTCCCGTAGATGACCGGCTCGGCGTATTCGATGTTGTTGATAATCTCGCCCTCAAACCGTCCGATCTTGGGCTGCCAGGAGTTTTGCAACCTGGCAGTTTCACCAACTGGGGTTGCTTTTTTGACGCGGCCTTCCCATTCAAACGTTGTGGCCTCAACCAGCTTTTGCACCTCACCAGCTAGGTGGTCGCCAATCTGATCTAACCGAATCTGACGACGTGCCATCGCTATGCCCTCAAAACGAACTCATACAGCAGGTCTACACCGTTTAGCTCCTCCACCCTGATGGTGATCACCTGATGCACCACCGTGCTGATGACGATCTTGTCCTTATTGTCCGGCCGCGATGCGAACTCAGACGCAGGGACCGTCAGGATCTTGTCGCCCGCCTGAATCAGCTCATTGACCTGCCGCAGGGTCACATCGCTCAGCGTGCCCGTGTGCTCGGTGTCGGTGTTGGTCTCTGCAACCGTGCCGGTTGTGGTGTTGTAAGCGCCTGCAGCAACGCTGCGAAACGTCACCTCTGTGCCCACCTTGGTGAAGGCCTTAGGCAGTGCCTTTGCGATCAGATCACCAAGGGCCATTGATCAGGCCTTATACAGGAACAGACCGCCGCCACTGGCGCAGGTGATCGACGTAAACCTGATGTAGATCTCAGTGCCAGCAGCAATGGCCATGCTGCTAAGAGCATTGCCTGAGACCTGCTCAGCGGTCATCGCGTCGATCGTGGTGGCCTTGTAGGCAACCAAGCCGACGAAATCGCCGGTATGGGCCTGGTCATCTGAGACGTGCTCGTAAGCAACAACGTCGTAACTCATGCCCATGATTAGCTCCGCTTGATTGCAATGTTACCTGGGCCAGAAATCCTTAGCCCGGTCAGATAACGCTCAACAATCGGTGGGATCCGATCAGCGCCGACAGCACCAAAGAAGTTGGGGGTGATGTTGATGGAGCCAACCTGCAGGTTCTGGAAATCTTCCAAACCGCTCAGGCCGAGACCATCGACGTTGTTGTGCAGGTAAACGGCCAGCTCCACCTGGGCCCGCTTGACCTGATCTGGGATTTCGGTGGTCGTGTAGTAATCAACGACCGACCGGAACGCAAAGCCGAAGCTATACACCGGGGTGTAACTGTCAGGCTTGCGGACACCATCACGGGGCCACTGCAGGGCCTGCGTGTTGGTTGCTCTTGCGCCTAGGAACCGCTCACGGTCCAGGCGTTGCGTGGCAGTAGCCAGCGCACGGTTGCGGGTGTCATCGGTGCCCGTAGCCCACTTGGCAACGTCTGTGCTGGACACCATGGCATCCACCAGATCGTTGGCGTCACTCAGCGTTATGTAGCTGTTGGCGCTTGCGCCGCCCACCGTTGCGTCGATTGTTACTGCCATTGGCCTCCTTTACCGGGGCTTTCTTGGATTCTGGCTGCTCTTGTGAAGGAAGAGAGGCCGCCTCCTGAGAAGCGGCCAGTCTTTCCCTCATACGCCGGAAAGCGTATAGAGCCATCAGTGAGCGCCCGAGGGCATCGAGTAGATGGTGATGGCCTCTGAGCCACTGTCAACAGCAGTC